TACTGTTACAGGTTGATATGCTAATATACTTCCTGATACCAATTCATTAGTTCCACATGGTGTATACAAATAATTTCCAAATAAATCTGGAAGATAATTTAATGGGTCACTAATATCAAATGTTACTTGTCTACAACCACAACTTCCCGTTTCATTAAAATAGTTTGAACAATAATCATATATTGGATATTGAATCATTACACTACCACTACCTCCCGCTGAACCGCTATTACCATTGCCTCCACCACCCATACCAAATCTATTAGCACCGGCATTTGAATTGTTATTACCTTCACCACCCGCACCATATACTACATTATTACAACTAAATCCTTGTTCATCGGCCGTAGACCTTGCATAACCACCACCGCCACAACCATATCCAAATGCATATTCTGCAATATAAAAAGTGTTACCAGCTCCGCCATTACCTGCTTTTGTAGAAGTTGCGTTATCTCCAACCGCAGTTGAACCACCTCCACCTCCACCATTTTCAGTATTTGATGTACCACCATTAAATCCATTTCCAGATACTCCTCCTCTACCAGATGCACCCCATGTACCACCTCCACCACCTCTTGCAACTAAATTTAAATCTGTACCTATTATAGAAGATTGTGAGCCTGAAAAACCATCTGTATTTTGTATACCTTGTACCGCGCCACCTTCTCCAACTACAATGTTATATGTTCCTTGAAACAATCTTGCATTCATTGTAAAGTTTGTGCCACCACCACCACCGCCACCGGCTGGGTTAGTGTTTGCAACTCCTCTAGCACCACCACCGCCACCACCAATAACATAAATTTGTACATTATCAATAGTTCCTTTTTGAACTACTAAATCAGCAGCGCCAGTAAACATATGGTATTTCCATTGTTGACTTCCAGATATAAAAAATCCTTCCAATCCACCTGATGCAAATAGACATTTTTGTAATGCTCCTTCAAAAGTTAATGGTATATACATATTATGCGAAATAGTTTGCAGCTACTGCAAAGATTGATGAATTATCAAATGATAAAAATGTTATGATATCAGTAGAACTAGAAATAGCAGTAGGTACATAAGTAAATCCTGTTGGGAATTTAACCGATGTGCCAGTAGTAACTACCGATGCCGTTGTCTCATTAAATATTCTTAATGAAAGAGTTTCACCTGGTAATACATTTGTTGCTTCTAATCTCGTAGTACCTGATGGTAATGATAATGTAAAGAAATTACCTTTACTACAATCTATACTTGCAGTATTAGAACTAATTGTTATTGGAAATACTTGACCTCTTACACTTCCTGAATAAACCATTGAAGAACTTACTAATAAAGTTCCGTTTATAGTTTGGTTACCATTGAATGTGTTACTTCCAGTTGTTGCATAACTTCCTGTAAATGATGTAAGTGTATTTATTCTATCATTTAAACCATTCGTTGTTACTGCAACACTTTGGCTATAAGATTGTGTATATGCATTAAACGAAGAAGTGTTTAGTTTTGTATTAATATTATTTTGTAATAAAGATGCAGTTTGAGTTAACTCAACTTCTGTTACAAAAGTAGTTTGTAAAGATGATGACCAGTTTTCCAATTCATCTAATCTAAAATCAACTGATGTACTAAAAGGCCCTTCTAAATAATCTAATCTACTATCTACTGATTGTGAGAATGTAGTTACATTACCAATTCCACTAATTGTTGATGATGAAATGTTACCTAATACATTTAAGTTACCTGTAATACCCATAGAACCCGTCAAAGAACTGCTTCCTGACATTATAATTGTTCCGTTGAGTGTTTGTGTATCTAAAATACTATCTCCCAAAATATTAGACCCAGATGAGAATATGATAGATGATGATTCTATTAGTGTTACAACCTTACTTGCAAACAAAGTACCACCTACATTCAAATCATTTGTGATAAATGCGTTTGATGCAGTAATATTATTTGATACTACTAAACTGCCTGTTAAAGTTGTTGCTCCACTTACTTCTAAATTTCCATTTACTCTTACATTATCATTTACTGTTACCTTACCTTCTATATCGAATGTACCTGAAACAATAAAGTTTCCGTCAACATCTAAATCACCATTAATGCTTAAATCTTCATTTACTATTACAGATTTAGAGAAATACATATCTCCTGATGATGATATTGCAAATCCTGCATTATATCCCAAACCATCTTGAACACCAATGTATCCTTGTGGAGCAGTTGCACCTACTGGAAAAAATGAAGTATCAGTCCCTAAATGTAATAGAGATTGAAAAGATTGTGAAACATATAAATTACTTAAACTACCCATTTTATTTTTTATTTTATTTTATTCAAATTGCCATTGTCTAAATGCAACATCTGTCCCTTCTCCCCATTTCTCCGGTGTAGTTGACCATACTTTTGGATTAATCCACAAAATACAATTATCACATGTTTGGTAATCTGCGTATGGTAAATCTAACACTTGCAAATTAACATAGTTATAATCATCTTCTCCTTCAAATGTATCTACAACTGTGAAACAACTTAATCCTGTATAATTTTGTAATGATGGTGTCCATACTGGAAATGTCTTTGTTGAAAACACTTGTCCTAATTCTACCTCTTGTTGTATTACAGCCTTATACTTTTCTTCCGTTACACAATTTTCAATTATATACCCACTCCCCGACGGATTAATTAAAAAAAAAAGACAACGATTTTTATCATTGTGGGTAGTTAACTCAAAGGTTGCAACCCATCCGGCCAATCCATTATTAAATTGGTCAGAGAATGATGTACAATTTATGTCTCCGTTTATCTCAAATCCCGCAACTCCTCTTTGCGTATACGAAGTTAAGTCATTTAAGATACCCAATGTATTTGCGTGAATGTCTACTACATCATCTACTCCATAAAACGGAACGGTCTGTGCATTAGTTCTATCACCACTTTCGTTATTCTTATTTTTAATTTTATCAGCAACCGTTAACTGAATTGTATAGTTGGTTATGTTACTACCAAAATTACTTTCAGTTATTAGGATATTTCCTAATGGATACGCAGGAAACTGATTTACATCTATCTTTGTAATATCACCTTGTGTTACTGCAGCGATAGATGGATGATTACTCATTATTGTTTTGAAATAATTCAAAGCATTGTAATAAAGAGTATAGTTTACACCTGTATTATGAACGATTTGTTGACTCATATTTTTTATAATTGTATTCCACCGAAGTATTGATTACTTTGGTCAGGATAGATTTGAGTTTGATTACCAACAGTTTCTAAGTATTGAGGTATATTATTAGAATATGCAATTAAGTAATTCTGTAATCTCAATGCGTAGTAATCTGCATTATTCAATGCTTTATTTAAAAGATAATCAATTTCAGATTTAGCAGGTGCTATACCTTGCTCACTTTGTTGTTTAACTGCTCCATTAGATTTAAATTGAACTGAACTGAATGGAATATATTCTACACATGCATACCACAATAAAGTATATTTAATATGGTCATCCATTAAGTCTTGATAATAAGAACTTAAAGAACTAAATGTGTTTGCAGTGATTTGTGCCTGTAAGTAATCGAATAGGACAGTTCCTAATAAATTTTTTAAGTACTTATCTTGTGCAGTTCTTACAAACGGCAATAAAGCATCTGCATCAATTGCACCTTGCAACGGAGAGTTCTTTATGATATCGTTTCTATTTATGAATAATGCGTATGACATAATTATTTTTTATATATTTCGTATTCTTTTGAAAAGTGTGTTGGCATTGTAAACTTCTCTAATGTTTCATCTTTGCCTGGTATTGGTTCTAATGCAGTTTGGTCTTCACTATCTTCTGTTGTAGCAGGATTTTCCATTGAATCGTTTACATCTTTTTCAACTTGCTCAACAGTTTGACCTGTTTCTTCTGCTGTTTCTGATAAGATTACCAATGGAGTTAATTGTTCAAAGTATAATTCAGCGTTTGTATATCCAGAACAAGTTAATGCATAATCTAATGAATTTAAGATAATGTTTTGGAAAGGTGCAATAGTCATCGTTTGTAAGATACTAAATGCAGTTTTCATTTCTTCTGATTGTGAAGAGAAACCATTGTTCTTTGTTCTGATACCAAACAATAAAGGACTGGTTACTCTATGTGCTACAAGAATTCTATCCTGTGTGTATTCTGCAACATAGTCATACTTCTCATGTAAGTTTGTGATATCAATTACGTCAATTGTAGGTTTAGTTAAAGGGTCATCGTTAAATGATAACATAAATCTACCTGCGTTATCCGTACCTGTGAATTTAGCTTGAACTAAATCTTCGATAGTTTGTCTTTCTTCAGGTGCAGGAACTCCGTTATTAAAGTTTAACATTACCGCTGGTAAGAAACCATTAACGATATTGTTAAAGTGTAAATTTGATATCTCACCTTCTGCCATTGCTAATTGTAAAGCAGATACCCAATCAGGTAAAGAGTAGTAATACAAACCTGGACAATAATGTTTGATGTAAAGTATTTCCATCTTCTCATTAGAAGTTTCAAATGCAGGTATTTTCTTTTTATCTCTTACCTTTCTTTGGTCGTTCCAATCAGTACAATAATAATAATTTTCAATCATTGGTGATGAACCTAACTTCTCTGCTCTTAATAATTGAACAGGCACATGGTACATCTTTTTGATTTTAGTATGTGTGTCATCCCAATAAACTTGGAATGCAGCATTACCAAATAATTTTAAGTCAAATGCAACTCTCTTAACTTCCTCTTGCGGAATCATCTTTTGTAAAGTCTCATTGAATATTTGATTCTTTGAATATAAACCTTTACCAAATATTAAATCAGCAATACCTTCAATAGATGCTGCATTAGTAGTAGATACATTGAAAGCAGTAGTAACTGCGTCAAAGAAATCGTCATTACCATACACACCAAATGGAACGAATGGATAACGAGTTTTAGTATCTTCCTGAATTATAGGAAGAGAGTTATTGTTTACATTAACTATTGAGAATTTTTGTTGTCCTTTCATATTAATCCATTATGATATATTTGTTCTCGCTTTCGTGAGAAACATATTGTGTATTTTTATTTTCGTATACCGATTTGTTGATTGATTGAGATGCATATACTTGTACAGAACCATTCCAAATATCTATTGATGCACTTCCTGATTGATTATATAATACTGCACGATATTCGTCTGCAACAAATGTTCCACTTATACTTGCAGTAAACGATAGTAAACTTTCGTATGGAGTATAGGAAGCAGATGTGATAGAAGCAGTAAATGTATTTAATCCCATCATATCCGTCAAACTCATAGTAAATTGATTACTACCAGTTAACTGTGTTCGTATTGTATATGAGTTAGATTGAGATATGTAATATGCTAGCATTATCTTGATTTATATATTAAAAACACCAACTTACATAAAAATCGTTAAATAAAAAAACCCCACTCCGAAGAGTAGGGTTAATATTTTTAGTGTTTATACCGAATGATATTATGCAGGAGAACCATAAACTACTGTGTAGTTTGCAGTTAATCCACCTAATGCATTTTCCGTAGTACTTCCAGATAAGAATTGAGCAGGGAATTGTTCTTGACCTGTGAAAGTTAGAGAGTATCCGTAAAGGTCTCCTAACGCTCCACCAGTTTGAATTGTTCCACCAGTCATATCAGCACCTTCTTTTTTACCTACTAAGAACGCATCACCATTGTTAGTCCAAACGATTATTTGAGGTCTACCATAAGCCATAAGCTTTAATTGAGTAGTCATTTCGTTTGTTAACTTCTTTAAGTTTAGAGTTAATTCTTGTGAAAAGAATGTAGTTCCGTTCTCTCTTGAAGTGTTAACAGTTTCAGTATATGCACTAGTTCCTTTCAATTCGTAGTAATACAAAATTGAGCCAGAAGGAACACCTGACACCAATCCTGATGGAGTTGCTGTTTGAGCTGCTGTTTCTGTGAAAGACCCCGTAGTATAGTTGATAAAGTAAACACCCTGTAAACCACCGATGCTTTCTTTACATACTTCGTTTCTTCCAAGAGTTAATGAACAAGGCATATATTAATTTTTTAGTTTTGTTATTAAAAAAGGTGGGTGTTGAGACCCACCCTTTAATTAGTTTTTATTAGTAAGCTCCGTAGTATACGATGTCTTGACCGATACCGAATTGAGTACCACCTGTGTATCTCATTACAATTCTGTAATTTTGAGAACCATCAATGTTAGCCATATCGATAACTTTTACTTCGTTGTAATCAGATAATAAACCTGTACCGAAGAATAAGTTTGATTTTTGTGCTGCTACAATTTTAGAAGAAGCCATACCAGGACACCATACGATTTCAATACCATTGAAGTTGAAAGGCTTCTCACCTACGTTCATTTGGTTGTTCCATCCGTTTGCACCGATAGCACCACCTGCTAAAGCTTGTTGGTATGCTTTTGCTACATCAGTAGATACATACAACAATACATCAGGCTTACCATATACTGTATCAGGAATAGTGTTTACAACTGAATTTAATTTGTCTAACACGTTAGCCGCAGTTACACTACCAGAAACGATAATAGAACCACTCTTAGCTGCTAATACTGCACCTGCACCACCTGCTGCAATAGATGCAGAGAATGCTGTTTGGAAACCACCGAATTGTCCGTTGGTTGCAGTTGAACCTTGCCAAATAGATGTTTCAGTTGCTTCTGCTACTTTACCACCTACATAAGAGATTAAGAAATCGTTGAAGTTCTTTGGAATTTCATCGAATGCAGAGAAACCTAATTGTAAAGCTTCCCATGAATCTACGAATTCTTGCTTACATAATAGTAAGTTAACTTGTAACTCTTTTGGAGTTAATACTTGTTCAGAAATAGCTACACTACCTGAAGTTGTGAAATCACATGAAGCATCTTGTACGATACCACTCACGTCTAATTTTTGGATTACAGATTTGAACTTCACGTTTGGCATGATAGTTACAAGCTTCTTATCCAAAGTGTTTGCACTTAACAACGCTGCTGCGATGTAACCACTTGCTGCTTCACCTGCGTAGGTAGAAGTCACACTTGGTAATGCGAAATTTTGTCTTGCTTTCATTTTTTTAATTTAAATGATTGTTAATAATTTTATTTATAAAGTTTAGATAAGAAAGAAGATTGTGCATCTTTTGATTTCTTACCATAATTTTTTCTGTTTAAGTCAGTTGATAATTTTGTAGCTTCGTCTGTTGGAGCACCATCTAATTTAGGTAACTCTTCTTCATCTTCACTAGCCATTGCAACTTC